ACGACCTATATCCAAATGTTCAACGGATTTGGTGTGCTGTTTGTGTAAACGCCAAAACGAATGAAACCGTTGAACTCGTAGGCCACAACGCCATCCGAGAATGGTTCAGAGAAAAGCTACAGGACCCGAATGTAAGGTTCATAGGCCATAACATCCTTGGCTACGACCTTCTTGCCCTAAACAAGGTCCTAGTAAATCCCCGCATTCCCCTACGAGCCTGCATCGACACAATGTTGATGTCGATGTTCTACAATCCTTCCCTTGATGGCGGTCATTCTCTAGAGGCTTGGGGCCAACGCCTCAAAATGCCCAAGCTTGAGCACAATGACTTCTCTCGTTTCTCTCCCGAGATGCTAGTCTACTGCCGCCAAGACACTCTTCTCTGTCTCCGTATCTACAAACAACTCGTAGCGAGGATGATAAAGGAGGGTTTCACTGAAAGGGGACTAGACCTAGAGCACAAGTCTTGGTATCTCGTTAAAAAGCAGCAGAGAGACGGCTTTGCCTTCAACTTCGGAAGTTGTCTTGAGCTTTATGCCAAGATTAATGGTATCCTAGAAGACCTCAAGAAGGAAATCTACACCTATTGGCCGCCTGAACTCAAGATTGTCAAGACCTACAAGAATGCTCGAAAAAAGGACGGCTCCTACACCAAGGCTTTCCTTGAACACCAAAAGCAATATCCCAAGATAGAAGAAAACAACGAAGGAGGTTACAATGCTTATGATTACGTAGAATTTAACCTTGCTAGTGGTGACCAGCGCCGAGAAAAATTGTTGGAGCTAGGCTGGGTTCCAGAAGAATTTACCAAACCTTCTAAAACACATCCAAACGGGCAGGCCAAAGTCACAGACAAAGGCGACCTTGTTCCTTCGCTCGTTGAGTTTGTGAAGAAGAGTGGCAAAAAGGAAGTTGAGCTAATTGCCAAGTGGATTGAATACAACGCTAGAGCCATCATGTTAAACACATGGATGGAAGCCTATAATCACGAAACGGGGAAAATTCATGGTAGCCTATGGCTGGCTAACACTCTACGCTATCGCCATTCCAACCCTAACACTGCTAATATTCCAGCCGTCCGACTTGCGCCGGATGGCTCGCCGCTTCTTGGGGAAGATGGGGCCTTTACCTATGAGGCTCGTAATCTTTGGACTTGTAGCGACCCTAGCACTCGCTCTCTTGTTGGTGTAGATGCCAAGGGCATACAGCTAAGAGTTCTCGCCCATTACCTTAACAACCCTGAATTTACGGAGGCCGTGGTCAATGGAGACCCACACTCTTACAACCAAAAAATTGGCGGTCTTAGAGATCGTCCTACAGCAAAAACTTTCATCTACGCTTTCCTTTTGGGAGCAGGAGACGCTAAGATCGGGCAAGTCGTTGGCGGAACGGCGGCAGATGGCCGAGAACTTAAACGACGCTTTGTTGTCAATTTCCCGGGACTTGAACGTCTACTTGATGACCTTGAACGACAGGTGGAGAGAACTGGAAGAATTGTGCTTTGCGACGGGACTCCCATTGTCGTCCGCCAAAAACATACGAGACTCGGATACCTCCTCCAAGGAGACGAAAACCGAATAATGAAGCAAGCAGCCGTCTACATTCGGCAAGCTTGTGTTCGAGAAGGACTAGATGTTGTCAAAGTAGGAGACATTCACGATGAGCACCAATATGACGTAGCTAACAAAGACGTAGAGAAGTTCTGCCAACTCCTGCCTGAATGCTTTGCAAGGGCTGGAGAGACTTTCAATTATCGCGTCCCCATCGCCTGTGACTATAAGGTAGGAAAAACTTGGGCAGAGACCCATTAATTTTTCTCTCTTGACATTGACCCTCAATTCTGGTATAATATGCGTATAGAGATAGGGAGGAAACCTTATTTCTCTATTTTATCAACCTTTAGCAACGTGATGAAAGGAAGTGTTTGTTATCATGCCTGCTAACAATGTTACAACTCTTGTTTACCGTGGTAAGCTCCAGTATGCTAAGGTTCTTGGTGACCCGATTGACAACTACACCAAGGACGGAAAGGAATGGAGGTTTGATTTTATTCCCAATGACCAAGAAGGCGCCGCCAAGGAACTCAAGCGTCTTGGCGTAGGGGACCGCCTTCGCACCAAAGAAGACGCCGAAGGCAATCTCCGCTACGATGGTCAGGCTTTTATGACCTTCAAGCAGAAGGCCCTTAAGGCAGACGGCACCCCTAATAAGCCCATTCGTGTTATTACCATCAATGGCAAGGAATGGCCGCAGGACGTTCTCCTTGGAAATGGAACGGTGGCCGATGTGACATTCGTTGTGATTGACAATGGTAGGGGTCGATTTAAGGGCGTCTATCCTCGCGCTATTCGAGTGCTGGACCTTGTGCCCTATACGAAGGATGAGATGGCTCCTCTTCCGCCTGATGATGAATATGCCATGAGTGCAGAGGAACAGGAGCGCCAACTGGCCCTTCTCGCAGGGCGTGCCCCTAATAAGGCCCCGGAACCGGTTAGCGACGAACTCTTGAACGACGAAATTCCCATCGACTAACAGCAATAAGCGAGAGACCTGAGCATGTCTCCCTAATAAACTGCTCACCTTTCAACTATAACATAAAAGAGCAACAATGAGAAAAATTAATGTTCGACTACAATTTGAACGCCTTGTAACTCAAAAAGAAACGGGATTTGTAGTCGTCTCTGTTCCGATTACCTCTTCAATTGACGATGCTATCGCAGAGGCCGAGAAAGGCAATTTCCTACGAAAGCTTGTTACAAAGATTGAACCTCTCGAAGAAAATTGGACTTTTCATTTACCGGAGCAACAAAACAGTGTCGCCTAATTTGAAAGATCTCCCTGCTGATATTTTTGCTCTCTTTGACCCTGACACTGACCATGTAGTTAATGAGGAAAACGTAGAATGGGCAGGCGAGCAATTTAAGCAGCTTCTTCGCGTAAAGCTAAGGGAGCGTCAAAATAATGACCCATTTCGAATGTCGAACCTTGGAAAACCCGACCGACAGTTTTGGTATCAGGCTAAGAATGCCGAAGCCGAAAAGATGTCTCCAAAGGTTTACTTCAAGTTTCTTTATGGAGATGTAATTGAACTCCTCATCCTTTTCCTCGCGAGAGAAGCTGGCCATGTTGTCGAAAGAACTCAAGAAGAGATTGAGGTTGACGGTGTCAAAGGGCACATTGATGCGATCATTGATGGCACAGTCGTTGACCTCAAATCCGCTTCTCCCCATGGCTACAAGAAATTCGAAAAGAATACGATTCTAGAAGATGATCCTTTCGGTTACGTAGCGCAGCTTTCTAGCTACTCTAGCGTTCTTAATCCCGGTAAAGATGCTGCTTGGGTTGCCTTCAACAAGGTTAGTGGGGATATTTGTATCACACCTCTTTCCAACAGCATTATTCAAGATTTCAATGTTGCTGAACGTATCGCCCATCTTCGGGCTATCGTGGCCAAGGACGAACCACCGGAACGGTGCTACGATGATGAGCCCGATGGAAAGAGCGGCAATCGCAAGCTTGGAACCGCTTGTTCTTATTGCCCCTATAAGAAGCAATGTTGGCCCGGTCTCCGAACCTTTCTTTATAGCAGCGGGCCTCGGTTCCTAACAAAAGTAGTCAAAGTCCCTGATGTTCCTGAAGTAAAAGATGACAGCTTGGAAATTGACTAACGCAGGGCCAATGAAGGCAATGGTTTGTCGAGCCAGCGATCTAAAGAAGGGGGAGTTTAAAGCGGCCCTCATAGAGTTGACGGATCTTAACTCGCTTCGATTGTTAATGATGCACGTAGAAGAACCGTTGATTCTTTCTTTTGCCTCAGAGGAACATGCCCCCGTAGAATTAGAGATTATGGTGTATGACGAACCGATTGAAATTCAGAAGTAAATTTGAAAAGGCAGTTTATGAGCACGCTAAAAGACACAAACGAACTCTTGAATATGAACCAGCCCGTCCGGCTATCCATTACGTTGCGCCTGCCCGCTACATTCCCGATTTCAGACTACCAAATGGACTTCTTATTGAATGTAAAGGATACTTCGGTGCAAGAGATAGAAGAAAAATGTTGCAAGTTAAGCGAAATAATCCGCACTTGGACATACGGCTTGTTTTTCAAAGAGCTAACAACCGCCTCACAAAATCCCCAAACTCCATGATGTATTGGCAATGGGCTGAGAAGCACGGTTTCCCGTGGGCCGAAGAGGCAATTCCAGAGGAATGGTTTGATGAATAATAGTGCCAAAATATTGACACTTGATATTGAGACAAAACCGGCCATTGCCTTCATCTGGCGAATGTGGAAGGAAAGCATTCCTAATGAAAGGCTAATTGAACCTGATGGTATCCTTTGCATAGGAACCAAATGGAATTACGAAAAGAAACCCGTCGTCTTTTCTACGTGGAAACATGGCGAAGTAGGGATGCTGTCTAGGGCGCTTGAACGAATTAACGAGGCCGACGCCATTGTTACGTATAACGGCTCCAAGTTTGACCTTCCGCATCTTATGGCGGCTTTTATCAAGAACGAGCTTCCCGCTCCCGCTCCTGTTTCGCACATTGACCTTTTCAAGTTTGTTCGAAACCACACCAAATTCATGTCAAAGAAATTGAATTATGTGGCGCAAGAACTAGGATTAGGAGCAAAAGTTAAGCACGACGGCTTTGATATGTGGGTTCGGGTTATGCAAGGAGACCCTGTGGCCCAAAAGAAAATGGAGGAATACTGCGCTCACGACGTGTATCTTACGGAACAAGTTTATGAAAGACTCAAAGGTTACATCCCCAATCACCCGGCTTTGGGATTTGCAGGAACTCCGGAGACCTGCCCTACTTGCGGCTCAAAGCACACTCAACGGCGAGGATTCTATTACACTCGCGCTTACAAATGGCAGCGGCATCAATGCACATCGTGTGGTTCTTGGTTCAAGACCTCGCAGCAAAAGATCAAGCCTAATGACTAAAGAAGAGTTGTTCCAACTAATAAATGACCGTTTTGAAGGTTGGGAGCTTGTAGAGCTTCTTGGGATTAGCGCAGAAGAGATTTGTCTTGCCTTTGAAGACGAGGTCTTCCGAAAAATGAAAGAAATTAAGGAATTGCTCTTACTAGATGAGGATGATGAGTATGATGACGACGAGGAAACAACAAACTATGACGAAGCAGAATAACTATTATTTTTGGCTTGGACCTGATGGTGAGCTTGATGTTGTCACCGAAGAACAATTCAAGCGCTTACAGCAGCAGCAGCAAGAAAAGCGGAAAGGAGACCGGCCTAGTGGCCCACGAGAAAACTAATGACCCACAAGAGAAAATTGAGTCGGGGGCCGTCAAGTATGACGCCGGAAAGGCTCCAATCTATCGGGGCTTCCTTTCTTATTTCCCTAGAGCAATTGAGGCAATTTCCCACGTTTCCGGCTTCGGTGCTACCAAGTATGCATGGCGAGGATGGCAAGACGTGGACGATGGGATCAATCGCTACACTGACGCAATGGTACGACACCTTGTCACAGAGGGAAAAGGAGAAACTCTGGACCCTGATAGTGGACTTCTTCATGCTGCCCACACCGCTTGGAACGCCCTCGCACGACTTGAACTAATTTTGAGAGAGCAAGAAGAGCTAGAAAATTGGGCAATGATGTCAGAGGAGGCTAGAGAGATTGTAGATTACATTAACGGGTGCTATTATCTACAGCCCGATACTGATGATAAAAAGGAAAAATCTATCATGCGGGACTAGTCAGATGAAGCGCAGATATTTGGATGAGAAGCAGCGTCGCCGTAACAAGATAGCTCGGGACCTCGCCTCTAAGAAATACCAGCAGCGTATTGTGCCTAATAAAAAGAAGAAACCCTATTTTCCACCGGAGATTGATTATTATGATGATGATGATGAATACTGAAAATGACGAAAAGGTTGTCCCCCTTATTGCACTCGCTTCCGAAAAAGAGGATTACGAATATTTTGATGATGAAGACGAAGGGCTGAATGAAGACTCTACTATTGTCTTTGTTATTGATCCTGATGCGGAAGAGTTGATTGTTTACTTTGGGGGAGATAAGCAGCGAGTTCTGTCTCTTAACGGGGACACGGAAGTTATGATCGTGGATAGAGTTTTGCATGATGGAGATTTTTGGGATCAGTTTTTGGAGTCCTTTTACGATGCCATTCAGAAGACTCTTAAAGGAGAGTAAACTTAATGTTGAATAATCCGTTCCCTTCCAGTTATGAAACATTTGTGTATAAGAGTCGCTACGCTCGATGGCTTGAGGATGAAAAGCGCCGAGAGAATTGGGATGAGACTGTAGAGCGCCTTGTTAGTTATTACCAAAACAAAGTTGGCTCTGATGTTCTTACACCAGAGATTAGGGATGAGCTCTATAATGCCATTTACAATTTGGAAGTGATGCCCAGCATGAGGGCTCTTATGACGGCAGGCCCTGCCCTTGATCGTTGTAACGTAGCCGCTTACAACTGTGCCTATCTTCCCGTAGACAGCCCCCGTTCCTTTGATGAAGCTCTGTATATTCTTATGTGTGGAACTGGGGTCGGTTATAGTGTGGAGAGTAAATACGTTGACCAACTTCCCAAAATTAGCGAAAACTTCCAAGATACCGACACAATTATTGTCGTTCAAGATAGTAAGGAAGGCTGGGCCAAAGCCTTTCGGGAGCTCATATCACTACTCATTGCGGGTCAGATTCCTCGATGGGACACTTCACGAGTTCGACCTGCCGGAGCACGTCTCAAGACCTTTGGAGGTCGAGCTTCTGGACCCGAACCCCTCGAAGACCTCTTTAGGTTCTGTGTTGAGCTATTTAGGCGCGCATCTGGAAGGCGCCTTACGTCCATAGAATGTCACGACATTCTTTGTAAGGTGGCCGACATTGTTGTCGTAGGAGGTGTTCGCCGCTCGGCAATGATTAGCCTCTTTGATTGCACCGACAATCGCATGAGCAAGGCCAAGTTTGGTGCTTGGTGGATTGATAATCCCCAACGCGCCCTTGCCAATAATTCTGCCGTCTACGAAAGGCGCCGTCCAGACATTGGCTTCTTTATGGAAAAGTGGAAGGAGCTTTACGACAGTAAATCGGGAGAGCCCGGATTTTTCAGTCGTTACGCTTGTCAGAATATTGCGGCTCGTAATGCAAGACGAGACTCAGAATGGGATTTTGGAACTAATCCGTGTTCCGAAATTATCCTACGACCTTTTCAATTCTGCAATCTTTCGGAGGTTGTTGTAAGACAAAATGATACGTTCGAGGCTCTCGTTCGCAAGGTTCGCCTTGCAACTATCCTCGGGACTATTCAGTCTACTCTGACTGACTTTAAGTATTTGCGAAAGAAATGGAAGGATAATTGTGAGGAAGAAAGGCTCCTTGGGGTTAGCCTCACCGGAATTTGTGACAACATTGATCTCATTCGGCAATATCCTGTACTTGAGTTGTTGAAGAATGTCGCTATTAAGACAAATGAGGAGTGGGCTGAAAGATTGGGAATTAACGTCTCTGCTGCTATTACCTGTGTCAAGCCTAGTGGCACTGTTAGTCAGCTTGTTAATTCTGCTAGCGGTCTTCACGCTCGTCACAGCGAGTATTATCTGCGAACTGTTCGAGCGGACAACAAGGACCCTCTCACGCAGTTTCTCAAGGATCAAGGGGTTTATTGGGAACCATGTGTAATGAAGCCAGAAACCACTACGGTCTTTTATTTTCCCATTAAGAGCCCCGAAGGGAGCCTTACTCGTGAAAAGCAAACCGCTATTGATGCACTCAATCTTTGGAAGACGCTTCAAGAGAATTGGTGTGAACACAAACCCAGTGCTACGATTAGTGTTAAGGAACATGAATGGATGGAAGTTGGAGCGTGGGTTTATGAGAACTTTGATACTCTCAGCGGTGTTTCATTTCTGCCTTATGATGGCGGCACTTACAAGCAGGCCCCATACACAGAAGTCACCAAAGAAGAGTACGAAGCGTGGATAGCAAAGCATCCGCCAGTAACAATCAACTGGGATGATTTGCGACTCTACGAAACCGAGGACGGAACCATTGGCAGTCAAGAGCTCGCCTGCTCGGCTAGTGGTTGCGATGTAACCGACCTTATCTACAATAACACCAACAATACTAAGGAGAACCATGATGGCTGATAATAAGAAGACCGTTGGACAGAAGATTGACCGAAAGATCGAAAAGATTTCAAAGATCGACGATGTTGTCGTAGCTGAAATTAACGAGCCTGTCGGCACGATTACCTTCAAGAAGTGGCATGTTGGCATTGTTGCAATCGTAATTACGGCAGCTCTTATCGTCGCTATTATCCTTTGATTTAATTAAGACAAAAAAGAAAGGGGTCTCAGGGAGGATTAATTTCCCGAGACCCCTTTTTTATGCAATTCCTCCGTTTTATGCAATTCTTAATCTGAACCAAGGTAAACTAGAAGAAGCGAGTGTCGTTGTAGGTTGCGTCGGCAACCCGGAAGTAAATGTTTGAGTCATTCTTCGACAAGTGTGTGTTGAACGAGTGCCCGAATTAAGACTTAAAGCAACCAAAGCAGAAAAACGTATTCCCCGGAAAGTAGGGGTGCCGCTATTGTGCACTGCTAACCAATAAAGAGTTCCTGCGTTCAACGTCAGATTAGGAATGTCTGAGGTTTTTATTCCAGTGCTTCCAGCGTCTAATACACAGGCTGATTGTGCAAGTATTTGGTCAGGCAATCCATTTGCTGTGCTAGAATAAACTCCGAGCCGTACTTTCGCATCTTCTGAAGCTGCCTTTGTAATTTCAACAGCAAGTTGGTCAATTGTTATAGTTCTTGCCGGTAGAAAAGGAATAAAGTCTAAACGATTAGCCTCTCCTGATACTGTGGTGAGGGTAGCAGCAGTTATTTGTTGTGTAACGAAATCGCCACTAAAAGGGGGAAGGGGTGCGTGCACGCCTTTTGGCAAAAGAGTTAAAAACTCTCCAAAAGTGATAGCGCTGTTGCTACCGCCTTGACCCGACTCAGGAACTTTTACAATTACAATTTTATCATTGCTGTTCATGATGTTTTCTCTCTAACCAAAAACAGCGTGTTTTACTGCTGAAAATACATCAGAAAAAACAGTAGCAACAACTGTAAAAACAGCCCCTAGGCCAGCCAAAAAAGCCACCCCCCTGTTTTTAAGAATAGCCAAGTCTTTAGCATCGGCATAGGCGTGCTCTTCAATTTTGTTAAAACGATTCTCAATTTTAGTGTCTAGCCTGTCAATCTTTTCCATAAGCACGGCAAGAATTTCTTCAGCCCTTTTACCGTTCTTTTGGCTTTGCTGGCAAATATGCTCGACTTGAGTCTCCAACCTTGCCAGTCTTTCATTTGTTGTATCTCGGGTCATCTTATTTTACCCCCTTAGGTAGCGGGGCGGTGTGCTTCATTTTATCAAACGAGCGCATAGCACCAATACCAAGCATGGCCGTAACCAGCGTCATAAGTTGCGAGGCGTCAGGCACAGGCATTTCACCTGTGTAACCATTGGCCCTTGCAATGAACTCGATAAAAGGGGCAAGCACAAAAGAATAGGCGAGGCCTACACCTCCGGTCCACCCAATAAACGGACGCCACCCGGCGACAAATATAGAAGCATGTCCAGCTTCGACTTTGTTGATTTCAGCCTGCGCCATAAGCTCCTTATGGAGCCTTTCATCAGCTTTGTCAGCCAATTCTGCAATTTTAAGGTTGATTTCATTTCGTTTATCCTTGTCAACAATAACCTCGCTTACAAGGTCAGTGATAGGGCTGAGAACTTGTTTTAGAATTCCACCAATAGCCATGTTACTTGTATCCCGCTTTTTGTAGTGCTTCTTGATAAATAAGAGCGTGACCCGCAATCAGGTCTGCCTTATCCATTAGGTTTACGATACGTCGAGCATTTTTGAATTGCGCCCGGGTTGCTTTGTTTTGATTAGGAAGGTGTCTAGCAAGGGTGTGAGGGCCTTTATCATCCCCTGAGAACCAGCCTTCCAACATCCCTTTTACGAGTATTTCGGCAGAAATGTCAAGATCAAGAGCAAGATCGGGGTTTTGAATTAATGCACCGCCAAGACCAAGCTCTCTATCCGCCCTACGGTAATTTCGTTCCCAAGTCAGTTGAACATGACCGCGTCCATACCAAGGGTAATAGCGGAGGTTTTTCTTTCGCCAAGCATCGCTAGCATTTAGACCTTCACGAACAGGTTGCATCGTTTTTGCTGTTTCGTGATAAGCCGTAGCAAGAATATACGCAGCCCAGCTAAGAGGAACTTTTTGCTTTTGCATTGTGAGAATAATTACTTCGTGCCCCTCCACTTGAGATTTTGTCAGCCTTTTGTAAAGGGCGCTTGGTCGTATTGTGTCAAAAAAAGCCTTTAGGTTGATAGGGCTGGTTTGATGAGGGGCCGTAACTACAATATTGTTATTATTGGGTTGTTGCGCAGCTCTAGCCTCTCTAAGGAGTTTTGCGACCTTTTCCACAAACTCCTCTACGATATTTCTCAGAATCTCTTCCTCGGTAGCGCTGCTCATTCTTCTTCGTACTCCTCATCATCATCATCACCGACTTGTTCACTGCGAATAGGCAAGCCCATTTCAACTTCCATATCTTCTTTGGTGTAGACTTCCGCCAACTTCTTTGAATCTGCTATGATTTGACGTTGGGTGTCCGGAGGAAGCCTATCCCACGGGAACCCGGTGTCAATGGTATAGGCGCGGATAAGTGCTTGGAAGTAGTTGTTGTAGGTTGCGTCATACAACTTCTTGCCTTTAGAGTTGAACGTAACCGTCCCGTCTTCATCTACTCGGAAGTATTCGTAGCTTCCCGGCTCAAGTTGACGACGAATAACAGAGTCAGGCCCCCTAAGCTTCTGCGTTGGGTCTCTATCTTTGTCCGGGTAAGTAGCGATACCAACACCAAAGATCGAAGGAATGGCAGTTACAGCAGCAGCCCCTCCTCCTTCGTATTTGGCAGTATCCCAAATAGCGTCAATTGACATTGGTATCAATCGGCTAGCGAGAGAACCGGCAGGATCAAAGGGCGCTCCCGTAGGCTCGGCGCCCTCAGCAGCCGCCACCAAATAAGAGGGTATCGGGGCAAGCTTATTACGGAAGAAGCGAATAAACTCATCCCAATAGGTCTTGTCGTAGCGGCCCTTGCCTCCGTAATTCACATACTTGCCACCACGGGTTTTTTCGTCTGCCCATTCAGGATCAAAACCCAGCCACTCTGCCACGTTTCCAGACGCCCACGCTGCCGTACGAGCGCCAAAGGTAATGAACTCGTTGAAGCCGCCGCCGAAGTCAATACGAATGTCACCCACCCGAATTTCTCCAAAGGCAGTGCTACGAGGATCGAGTTCAATTTCAGGCTCGTGGTCAAAGGCCGAAAGAACACCGTAGGTAAGGGCAGTAAGACCTGCAACGGAAAGAACAGTTTCTCCCAAAACCCGCAAAGCCGATAGCCTTACTCTGGGGTGTAGACGCCAATACCAGAGAGGATTGAGCATATTAAACCGAGACTTGATAAGTCTAGCCGAGAAAAAGGCAAGGTTCAGAGCAGAGCCAGCAGCGTTAAGATTGGCCCCAAAAGCCTCCCCAAGCTCCGCACGTCCTGTTGCTGTATTGATAAAATCGCCTAAAGCCTTAAGGAGTTCAGGCTTAGTAACATCAACACCAATGCGCTTATAGTAATCAAAATACTTGTTAAACATATCGGCGCGAAGCTTATTCAGAAAACCTGCATAAGCTTGGTTCGACATCTTAACGCCCGGTATCTTATTGGCAAGGTCGGATTGAAACCCTTCTTCTCGCATGGAAAGTTCTCCATCAAGATCGGAGAAGGCAATCCTTGCTTGCAACATGTAGGGATAATTCGGGTTGAGAGCAATTGAACGCATAAGGGCGGCGTAATTATCCCCCCCGCTAGGACCAAGCATCGAGAACATCTTAAAGAAAGATTTCCAATATTGTGGCTTCAAGAAGAAAGGCAGACCTTGCCGCATAGGGGCCGAAAGGTCCATAGCCGACATAATGCTTCTAGGGACACCTGCGATGTTGATAATCCGTTGTCCAAAAGTAGGCTTAGCGTTCGGATTATTTGGACTATTCCGCAGAGCATCTGCTGTATTTTGCATGAATTTAAGGAACGTCTCGGGGTCGTTAAGGGCCTCCAAGTCATTTTCCTTGAGAAAATCGTTAAGAATCTGACGAACTTGTTCTGTAGAACGCCGAGTATATACTGCCTTCCTGAGAGCATTAAGAGACCTACCAACCTCTGCTTGCAGCATAAAGGCATTCTTAAAGATTTCGTCTTGAGTAAGAGTGGCAACCAAAAACTCTGCCTGCTTTTCAGGCGTAAGAGGATTAGTCCGAGCCTCTTCTTCAAGGGTGAGTATCTTTTCAGTCAGCTTTTGGGCTGCAATGTCATACTGATAGAGACGCTTGACAACTTGTGTAGGATTGATGGCGTTCAGCTTGGCAATGGCTACGGGATCAAGACCGCGAGCCAACAGATTTTGCAGCACTGCGTCCGGAGAGAATACCTTTGGTTCATACGCTTCAGCAGCTCTCTTGAGGATTTTCATGGCGTCCTCAGCCGCAAGAATGTCATCCGCTGTCAGCTCGTTGGGGTCAATTGGCCCATCTCCCCGCATATAGCGATTGATAATTTTAGGGACTTTGTCATCAAAAACGACATAGTTAAACTTGTCGGTTCCGTCGTTTTTGCGCGGCCTCTGTAGATACAAATTATCCGCCAAATAACGATTGCCCAAAAAGCCAAGCTTATTAAGTGTTAAAGAGGCTTCTTTCTTTGAATCAAAACCCAAAGAACTAGCAAAGTGGTTATAGACTACTTCTCCCGTCCAATCCTTAACAACTGAATTTCTTATTCTTTTTTTGAGAGCACGAATTTCATCCTGAATTTTTACAAATTTGTCAAAAGCGTCGTCTCTTTCTTTTTCAGAAAGATTTTCATTGTTTGCTGCTTCAATAAAAGCAGTGGCTTTGTTTTCCAATATCTCAAGATCATTATTTAATTGTTCGCTTTCTTTTTCGCTGATTATTTCAAATCCACCATTTTTTAAGGCCTCCACAGCTCTTGGCTGCTCTGAAAGAGGAACTTCCCATTCTAGCCAAAGAGCATCGTCGGGCAGCTCTACTTCGTAAACCTTTCCCAAATATTCCTTTTTATAGTTTTTCTCAATATAGTCTAGAATTTTTTGCAAATCAATTCTTTGAACGAATGAGTAATTTTTGTAATAGTCATTAGAATCCATAAAAAGAAGAGGATCATCAATCGGCACGTTCAATTTAAGCCTGTCATATTCTAGTCTTTTTGTTATAGCCGCGTCTACAAAATTTTCAATTTGATCGCGGCTAAGTTGACTGTTGTTGACAAACTCTCTTAACACGCTCTCTTTGATAAGCTGGCGTGTGTGGTAGTCGTCTTTAAGGTCTATTCCCCGCCACGTTCTTTTTTCTCCGCCGCCGTATGCTCGCCTATAAAATTCAGCAATCTCTCGAACATCGGTCAGATACGTCCCCCACCCAAACCTTTGGGCGCCTTGACCAGACCCCATTTTGCTATGGTCAAATTCTCCAAGAGAATTGTTGGGTGTAGGCTCAAAAGGCTTTCCCCCGTGATATACGATGAGATTCTTGACCATGCCCGGGGTAGCGCCCGTCGGGTCACCAACAAGAACTTGTTGCTGGGAAGCCCCAAGAATACCCCGAATTTCTCGCGGAGTGTATTTGATGTTTTGGAGCTTTTCAATATTAAGGGCTACCCCGACCTCACGAGCAAACCTTTTGATAAGGTCAAGAAGGGCGTTAAGAAGGCTAGGAGGAATAAGCCCTTCTTTCTCGGACATTTCTGCCAGAACTTCTTCCGTGGCTCGAATTCGCCTTTGCTCCGGATCGAGGTCTGCGTAAGCGTCCTCATTTTTAATCAGCCAAGCATCCACCATGTTTCGGAAAGACTCCGAACCATTAGTGTAAATAACGTCCAGCATCTCGTCGAGTTGTTCGCCAAACTGCTGGGTAAGGCCATGGTGCCCCAGAGCTTCGTGGAAAATAACAGCCCGA